GTGGTAATACTTACATTATGGAAAACTGTGGTTCTCTTAATGATAACGAAACAGCAACAATTGCTGCACAGGTTAGACCTTATATCACTACTGATTTAATTAGATCAAATGGTGGCTCAGAAGAGTATGTCACTGAATTTAAAGTTGTAGGTCAACGTATTAAAGTTTGCGATGATTGGGAATCACCAACTACATTTCATATTGTCGGCGATAAAGTCAACTTTATGAAAGTCACTGATAACCGTGAAGATGGTTGGATGAGAAAAGAAATCTTAGAAAAAACTGAGACTTGGACTAACAATCGTGAATCTTATAAAGCTTCTTACTTAATGGAAGATGGCGATATTTGCGACACTGAAGCTGAGCTTAAAGAGTGGTTTGAAATCAAGGAGGTAGCGTAATGGAAAAGACAGATCTATTTGACAAGTTCTTGGCTACACTTGATTTAAACGACGAGGCTGAGTATGAATGGGCAGAAAGAATGGAACTATTTGCTGTAGGTATTATTAAAGAAAAAGAGGTAAAAAACGATGAGTAAGTCATTTGAACAACTAAAAAAACAATTGAATCAATTTAAAGAAGAGAAAGAGATGCAGGATATTATTGCTAATCTTGATGCAAGAAAAGCTATTATCAAAGAGCAATCTAAATTGACTAAGCAAGTCAAAAAAGCTGGTAAGCAATCACCAGGTGGTTTGGATTGTTTTAAAGAAGAGAATATGTATCATAGCGAAAAGAATATTGAAAGATATCTTGAAGGTACATCATATATGGATGCGTTCGCTGCATCTAAGTTAGACCAGGAGTGGAACTAATGAAAAGACTTACAGCCATGCAAAGAGCAGTAGCCTTAACAAAAGCAAGAGATAACGCTCAAGATCCAGATTTTAAACTGCTATGGGATCAAAAGTTAAGACAATTAATTAAGTTAGCAGAAGAGGGGAAAATAAGATGAGTCAATATAACGATAGAGTCGAAAAACAAAGATTAAAATTGGAAGCTGAAGAGTGGGCAAAGGGCGTTAAGTCTGTACATGCTCATTCATTAAACTCTATGTTCTATGCAGATGATAGAAACGATGGATCAGTACTTGACATTCAATATAACGATGGTAGTGTTAAAAGAACAATAGCATCTACAGATGAAGTAGTCATGTTAGGAAAATCTTTACGAGGCGAAGAGCTTATAAACGAGTACGTAAGAAATACTTAAAATTAATTCACAAAAACAGTTTACATTTAACTGAAACTATGGTATAATATACATATGAACAAATACTTAATCGAAACAAATAGACATATGGGCGGTATACAAAAAGTATATAAATTTCCTAATGGCTATGGTGCAAGTGTAATACAACATAGAGGCTCCTATGGATATCAAAAAGGTCTATGGGAAGTTGCTGTTTTATTACATGGTGAGCTTTGTTACGACAGTGGTATTACTGAAGATGTCATGGGACATTTAAACGATCCAGAAGTGGACAATATATTAGGTAAAATATTTAGATTATGAAAAAAACAAAAAGAAGTCCAGTGAGTACTCTAACTCACTCAACACGAGAAGTTGCTATTCATTTCCTTGCATGGAGAGAAAAGCAAAAACAAAAATCTATGATAGGACACAATGGAGGTCCTAAGTAATGGGTGCAACTAATTTTTATATGGGATCACTAAGGTATTCACCTTGTGGCCGTAAGAGAAAGAATCACGCTTTAAATTCAGTCAAGAAAAGTAAACCTGTATTTAAACCTATGAAACCAAGTCAGTCTCAGCTCGATAAACTCAGAGCGAGGCAGCAAAAACAATACAACTCATTGATGGAAGAATACATGAAAAATGGTACCTATCATGAGATTGCTAGTGATTGCACTAAAAAAGAAGCTCCAGTTTATACTGGCACATTAGTTAAAGGTATTGCAACAATGCATAAGTCAAATGCTGTACCAGTTATTTCACAACAAGAAGCTGAGGATATCAGCAAGATGAGGAGAAACTAATGGAAGTTTTAGTTTACACTGCCATAATAGCATTTGCTATTGGTGCAATTTATTACATGTTTTTAGAAGGAGATGATGATGTATAATTTTGAAGATATAATGATTAAGCTTGATGATATGGAAAAAAAGCTTGATGAGTTAATTGAACGTTCATATAGTTATAAGTATTATTCAACACATATGAATACTATTGATGATATTGAATATAGAGCTGAAGTCTGTAAAAGAAACGACGGAGTTTGGTGTGTAGAAAAATTTATAAATGATAAGTTAAAAATGGTATCACCTATGGGTATACATAATGAATCATATGCTGAAGATGCAGCAGAAAATTTTGTATTCCAAATAGGAGCTAAATAAATCAAAGGTCAGGGCTCATTAACGCAACTCCTTATCACCGCGGAGTCCTGGCCACCTTTTTTAAAAATTAATCGTTTACATTTGATAAGGAATGTGGTATAATATATCTAAACATATATAAGGAGAAATATGGCAGCAAGAAAAAAGAAAAGAGGACCAAGTTTAGACGATAAGTATCTTGGACCAGAACCAATCTATACAGCAGAATCTGAATTTACAAGCTCAGCTTGGACTCACGGTGCTCACTGGTATAATTACTTTTATAAGACTAAAGATTATATGCCAACAACATATCAGTTTGCCGCTGATGTTATGGGATACGATAAAAAGAAAGTATCAGTATTGAAAAGACTTAAAGATTGGAAGTTTATGAAAGTCAATAAGATTATCAAACTCTATTATAGAGGCTGGCAATACGATGATGAAATGATTCAAAAGTGTAAAGACTTTATTGATGAACTTTATAAAGAAGGTCTTACTCTTAAAAAGATTGAAGAAAAGAAAAAGGCTGAAGTCAAAGTTATAACTCCAGCTGAAAGAACTCGTTTAAAAGTACTTGATACTATTTACGCTGAATGGGATGAAGATATTGTTGAAGGCTGGTTAAATGGAGACTTTACAAAGAAATTCAGTGCATACAATCGATTTAAATTACATGGATTGAAAGGTAATGCAATAAATATATTCAAAGGCATGCTCGAACAAGAGTATGATTTAATCAAAGAAGCTTATGAAAGAACATGCGATCAGTGTGTAGAAGCTTATTCACATTATTCAAAAGGCGAAAAGAAAAAGATCTTAAAGCAGTTTGAAGATGTGTTTGCTGATCTTGAACGATTAAGAGATTCTTTTAAAGCTACTCGTATACCTAGGACTAAAAAGCCTAAGTCATCTGATACTCAAGTTGCTAAGCTTAAGTATTGCCAAGAAGATATTGATTCTAAATTGACATCAATTAATCCAATACTCATACCAACTAAACATAAGCTATATGTCTATAATACTAAGAATAGAAAGCTTATTGAGTATGTGACTTCAGCTGTAAGTGGATTTGAAATATCAGGTACCACGATTAAAAACTTTGATAAAGATTCGAAACAGGCTACATTACGTAAACCTGATGAGATACTACCACTCATTCTTAATAAGACTGAAAAGCAAATTGAGAAAGTGTGGGAGACAATAACAACTAAAATTGATAGCCCTACAGGCAGAATTAACGCTGACTGTATATTAATGAGAGTATTCTAGGAGGAAATATGTTATCAGTAGGAGATAAGTTCCCTGCATTCTCACTGCAAGGAATTAACGAAAAAAATGAATTTGTGAGAGTAACGGTTGAAGAAGGTTATACACCACTCAAACATGATTGGTCAATAGTCTACTTCTATCCAAAGGACTTTACATTTATCTGTCCAACAGAGATCGCAGGTTTTGATAACCTAGTAGATCATGCAAATGTAATTGGTATCAGTGGAGACAATGAGTTTTGTAAGTTAGCGTGGAAAGAAGACAATCAATTGATTGGTAATATCCAGCATACTCTTGCAGCTGATTGTGGACTTGGTTTAAGTCATAAACTTGGTATTGTTAATGAAGAAGAAGGTGTACCATACAGAGCTACATTTATCTTTGATAGAGATAGAACAGTACAACACGTATCGGTAAACGCTTTGGATACAGGTAGAAACCATAATGAAGTTTTAAGAACCTTAAAAGGTTTACAAGCTGGTGGCTTAACTGGATGCGCATGGGATGAAGGAGAAGACTTTGTCGGATAATCCATTAGATCAAAAGATCATGACTAAGAAGAGATTCTCAGCAGCTGTTGAGCATCTTGTAGCTAATAATAATATGTCATACATCGATGCAGCATCTTATGTTGTTGAAGAAAGAGCTATGGATTATAAGAATATGAAAAAGCTGCTTACTGATTCTCTTAAACAAAAGATTGAAGAAGAAGCAGCAAGCTTAAATCTTATTAAAATCAAAAGGACTAATAAATTACCTTTATGAATGATCCTTTTGAGTCTTACAAATTATATAACGCGCTTAAACTCCATTTTGAAACAGATGGATATGATGCGATTAAATATCATTTTAAGACTTCAGTAAAGCCTACATCATTCTTTAAACGAAAGGATAAGTTCTTTTTTGCCAAGTTAGCAAAGACATATGAGAATGAATTAAAAGAATTCTATATAGCTAACTTTAAGAACGACGTTAAGTATGTCGGTGATATGCTTAATGAAGGTGGCGAAAGATATTATAGAGACCATAAAAAAATTATGGAATCTTTAACGTATCAGTTTCAAACTGATATAAATAAACTTAATGATATGGATGTATCGTTTGATTCTCTTTTAGAAGCAGAAGATAACAATCATCCATTGATTATAAAGCTTTGGATGCAAGAAGAAATAGTACTGGAAACAGTCGTCATCTTGGATTCAATACTTGGTTTTGTAGAACGTGAAAACAAAAAGATTACGGACACTATTATTTGGCCGGACATCTATAGAAAGATTATGAAATACAAACCATTTGTAAAGTTTGATAGAGATAAATGTTTAAATTTATTAAAAGAAACCTTTACAAAAGCCACGTAATGTGGTATAATATATTATGTATAAAGTGGATAATTCAGTAATACAGTGTAAATACAGGAGAAATATATGTCACTAGAAAATCTAAAGAGCATGCGAGGCTCGTCAATCGACAAACTCGTAAAAGCAGCAGAAGCGGTATCAACAGCAAAAACAGAATCTAATTCGTATGATGACGATCGTTTTTGGAAACCGACGAGAGATAAAGCAGGAAACGGTTATGCCGTAGTCAGATTCCTACCAGCCAGAGAAGGTGAAGATCTTCCTTGGGTAAGGTACTGGGATCATGGGTTCAAAGGCCCTACTGGCTTATGGTACATCGAGAACTCTTTAACATCTATTGGACAACCAGATCCAGTGAGCGAATCAAATGGTTTACTTTGGAACTCTGGTCGCGATGAAGATAAAGCTCTTGCTAGGGAAAGGAAAAGAAGATTGCACTATGTATCTAATGTGCTAGTCGTCTCTGATCCCGACAATCCTCAAAACGAAGGAAAGGTATTCCTTTATAAGTTTGGTAAAAAGATCTTTGATAAGATTATGGACGTCATGCAACCTCAGTTCGCTGATGAAGATCCAGTAAATCCTTATGATTTCTGGGAAGGCGCTGACTTCAAAATCAAAATCAGAAAAGTAGAAGGGTGGGTCAACTATGACAAATCAGAATTTGCTACTGCGTCTGCCTTACATGGTGGAGATGAAGCAAGACTTACTGAAGTCTATGACAAACTCTATAGCTTACAGGATTTCTTAAAGCCTGAAAACTATAAAACTTATGATGAATTAAGTATGAAACTCAATAAGGTATTGGGAATAAGCGCTGGTCATGCACCACAAGCTGATCCATTCCAAGCTGAGCCAAGTACTCCAGCTCCAGCATTGACTGCAGAAGATAACCACTTCGAGTCAGCTCCAGCTGCTTCAGCCGAAGAGGATGATACATTAAGCTATTTTGCTAAACTAGCTAAAGAAAGTTAATTAAATTTGATTTTCGGAGGGGACTGAATGGTCCCCTTTTTTTTATCTGTTTGCTAAGCCTTCAGTTATAGAATCATTAGCTGAAGAATTATTAAATACATAACTATCTCCACCTCTTACTTGATCACCACCTCTGATTACGTTTGTATTAGCTCCGCTTGTGTCTAGTCCATCCATTTTTAATATAGCATTTTCTACTGACATAGTATTAACAACTAATCCATCCATTTTTGAAGGTATAGTCATTGTAGGTCCACCTTCTATATCTAAAGAAAGAGCATTTTTTAGTTTATTAATATTAATTACTGCTTGATCAATATCACCGCCTAGATTATTAAGACCAACAAACTCTTCTTTGAATATAAATCCTTCAGAACCACCTACTAGAGCAAGTTCTAATACTTTACTTGCTTCATATAATTCTTTAGCTAATTTTTCTGCGTCAAAATCAAGACTTACATTTGTAAATTTAGTCAATGCATCAGCAAAAGTCATAAATGCGTCTGCACCAGCTTGAACTTGATCTGCATTTTCGCCAAGAGTTATTGCTTGATCAATAGGATTTTTATTACCAGTAAAAAAGTCTAAAACACTAGCACCTAGACCTGCAATTGCTCCAAGACCTTTGCTACCTGCAAAGAGAGCTAACCCACCTGATAAATGAGCTAAAGCTGCAGCTGCTCTCTTAGATCGATCTTCATCTGCTCCCTCTCCTATAGTTAATAAAACATCGGTTTCTTCTTTTATGCCTGTAGCAAAATTACCACCGAGATTTAAGAATTCAGCAACTCCTGCAGCTCCTTTAGTAACTGCAAAGGCGCCAAGACCAGCTGATATGCCACCCATAACAGCTAAAAATCCAACGGTGTCTCCAGCAACGCCAGGTAAGTTTGGTATTTCTAAGAGTGTTTCAACTTCTTTTTTAATATCAGCTGCAAAATTATCACCTCTTGTAAAAAAGTTTACGCTCTCTGCAACACCTGATCCAGATTTACCTATAGCAAATGCAACTAAACCAAGTCCAAGAGATGACATGGTAGCTATAAAATCTAATTTTTTACCATCAGCATTTGACATGTCAATTGAGAGTAGAGTCTCAACTTCTTTTTTAATTCTTTCAGCAAAATTATCACCTGCTGCAAATTTATTAATAGCACCTCCTACGCCATCAGTAGCTTTACCTATACCAAATGCCGCAAGTCCTAATCCAATACCAGTCATTGCTAATCCAAAGCCTGCACCCTGACCTAAGAAACTAAGAGATCCACCCTGTAATTGACTAATACTTAAAAGAGTAGTTACGTTATCGACTACTTTATCTGCCCAACCTTCTTCTAAGAATTTATCAACAGCAGCATTTGTTGCTGATCCAATACCAAGAGCTAAGAGTCCTACACCTATGCCTGTCATAGCAATAGCTAATGATCCACCATCTAAAAGTAAATTACCACCTTTATCTTCAACCATTTGATTAATACCAACAAGAGTTTCAACATTTTGTGCTATTTTTTTAGCATCTATTTTTTCAAATGCTTCAATAAGCTTAGGAGCTGTATAAAAAACTGCTGCAATACCTACTCCTATTCCAGCAGCAGCTATACCTGCTCCAGCTAATATACCACCAAGCTTACCTAATCCTCCACCTCGACCTTTACGCGATTCTTCGCTATTAGCTTGTGCAGTATCTTTTGGAAGATTTCTTAATTCATCTCTTATTTCTTGGAATAAAGTTGTTCTTTCTCTTGAATCTTCTTGACCTTGAAGATTATTTGAATCAATCATTTCTTGAAAGTTTTCAAACCCGAACGCAGTACGTTCCTGAAGACTTGATAAAGTCTTTGTCATATTTTTTAATTCTAACAAATGCCTACGAGTATTTCTCTGATCTTTCTCTATTTCACCTTGCGACTTATTATTTTGTTGCATTAATGCAATAAGATCTTGTATATCGTTTTTCTCTCCTAGAGGTTTTTTTGGTTCATCTGCCATGATTGATCCTTATCTTTTATTTACCAAACGCTTTTCCAGCTTCTGATATACCAAATGCACCAAGTGTTACTACCACAAATGATGTATATATTGTTTCAGAAACTTTTAAATCCATATCCCATACAAGCGCCGTTACTAAATCAGTAATTCCAAACACTGTCATGAGAAAAAATGATATAAAACCAATGATTGCTTTTTCATTGATATCATTATCGTCTAAAAATAAGTCCATGAATTTACGCTTAGGTGGGGACAATTGATCCCTAGCCTTGCGAGCTTCTTCTTGCATGTCTTTGATCTTATCTTCTTGTTCATCAAGCTTTTCGATCATAGCCATGTACTTATCTAAATCGATTTCGACTTCATTTCTGCTGTTATCTGTATCAGCCATTATCTTCTCCTTCTTCTATTATTCATAGTTGTTATTTTTTCGTTCTCTTCTTTAATGTGCTCTTGTAGTAAGGATAAATATATCTCCCTCTCCCACGGCATCATATTTTCTAGTTCGCTTAAACTATAGCCATGATGTTGCATTAAAGCAAAGTTAGTTTGGTACATATTGGCCAAACTATCATGTGAGAGGCTTATGTAAAAAAACTATTAAGTCCTCTTAATTCAACCTCTTGCGTTTTACCGCATTTACAATCATATGAGCTCTTATAATATACTGCTGGTATTTCTAAAAAAAAGCTTTGAACTTTTCTAAATTGTTCATTATTTAAGCTTTCTATAAATGATTTGATTTCGTCTTCTGATTCATTTTTTAAATCATAAACATTATCATTGTCAAATATACCATCAATACATTTTAAGATGAGTTCCATTACACCATCAACTTGACTTACGTTTTCAAAATCTAATCCGCTAATCAATTCTAATGATGGATATTTCATCTCAACTCCAACACCGTTATCTTCATCTAATATTATTACACGATCTTGGTTCTGATTTATTATCTCAATATCGTCAACATTAATAGTGATTGGTGTCATATTATCACAATCTTCTTCAGCACATTTAATCTGTAGATTCATATTTTCTCCTACAGATTTTGCTCTTAATTGTAAGAACAAGTACTCAATATCAAATACAGTAAGCTCATCTAAATTATCTAAATCATAACAATCTAAAATAATATTTCTTACTGCGTTACTAATTTGCTCTATATCATTTGATTCTAAAGCAACCATTAATACCTTTTCTTCTTTAACAAGAAAAGGTCTCATACTAATTTGTTTCTTAGTAGACGGTAAAGTTACCATATACTTAGGAACATTCAATTTTGGCAAAGCCATAATATTCTCCTATATTAATTAACCAAATATATCTAAAGCCGCTCTAATAGCAGAACCAGTAGAACTTATAGGTCCTTCTGGTATATATTTGTCGTAACTCATTGTTACACTTAGTTCTTGGATCGAGTTTTCATTCTCGTTCCCCAAAGCTACTGACGATACTGTAGATGGAAAAGCATTTATAAGCTTTATACCATATATCGGAGTATTCTGTTCATCGACTTGTTGTATAATTACATCAGCTGTCGATTCTTTTTTATAACCAACGGTATAATT